CATCTGCGCAGACAGAACAGCCTGCGACTCGATGAAAGCGCTGCCCATCTCAGCGGCCACGTTGCGACTGCTCGTCCCGCCTTCGCCCTCAAGCAGGTACTGCTCCGGCATCGCCAAAGCGCGAATTTTGGCGGCATCCAAGTATGAAAAGGACTTATCGAAGGGATCGAAGTTCGTAGCGTCCTTGGTGAAATCAATCTCCCACATGGGGGTTGTGCCTCTACCAGAAGCGTCCTCGTAAACCTCTGAGGGGAGTGCGATAACACCGCCAGAGCGCATTCTCTCGCCCATAAGCAGGGCATATTCGGCGTAGGACGTGCTCTCGCCCGTGTCTTCATTGATGAACTCGCCGTCAGGGTGACGGACGAGAACACTGGGGTCAGCCTTGCGCTCAAAAGCTCTATCTGCTATGGCCCACCTAAACCAATAGGACCACCACCACCTATAAGCATACCCAAGCCTAGGATATCCGTAGATACTTCCGAAGTTTTCTTCCTTTTCATGTGTAAACCACAGGCTATGGTATAGGTCTATCTTATATGTTTTCTCTTTGTCATCACCACCGCTACCACCGCCTGTGCTAGTAGCACCTACACCGCCTGGAGCGCCGGAGCTGTCCCCAGGTGCGTACTCAATGCCGTCAAACTCTCCAGCGCTGGACCAGATCGGCTCTACTGCCTCCGGGCGTAGTCCTACGAAGTGCTTCCAGCCGATTGGCTGGATGCTGCCCTCAGACCAGATGGGCAGTTCTTCCTGCTCGCCTGTTTCCGGATTGGTCTGGATGTATGTACCACCAGGAGTCCTGAGTTCAAAGCGCTTGGCGATGGCCTGGAAGCCAAAGGAAAGTGAGTTCAGCATCTCAAGGACAAGACTGGGGTAAATCCTGCGCAGATCGTGGTCCAAGTGGGCTGCTACCTGAGCGTTCACCCCGTCCTTGGAGCGTGCGTTGGTAAACCACCTGGCCCTCACATGAGGCATCTTGATGAAGCTAAGCCCGAACGCGAGCATTGGATCGCGCCTCATAGCCCTTAGCTTGGAGATAGGGATTTTCTCTACCTCGAAGGGCGAGCCAAGCTGATCGGCTGCTTCCCTCCAGTTGGAATACGCAGCCTGTACGCGGGTAGAAGGGGCCTGCTCCTTACCCGCAGCCGCTGCGCGTATCCGGGCTACTTCCTCAGGGGTGATTGTCCCTTCGGTAACAGGGCCGTTGGAACTTGAAGTTGTCCTGGGCTGAGGCATCTACGAATTTCTCCTGACTGGGCCGCCGAGGCTCTTGCGCCAGTTATCCATTTCGTTTCCGGTACCTCTGGTAGCAATAGGGCCTTGAGTAGGTCGTGAGATTCTAACCCCTGGACCACTCTTGCGTGCAATAGAGCGAGAAGTAGGCAGATTACCGTGTGTACCCAGGGCACGCGCCTTGATCTTCTTTATGTTAGATATACTATACCTACAGTCTGACATAGCATGATTGAAATAGTCAATCTGATTACCAGATTTAGGATCAGCTCGCCACTCCTTGATCTCTTTGACGAACATCGGGCACTTCTGTCCGTCGCAACGGAAAAGATCGTCATCGAACATGTCCCGGAGAATCTTGATGTGTTCCTCGAACTCCCTGGTGGTGTGCCATGAAGTTTTCAAACCTTTCTCCTTCCAATCCATCCTGGCAGCTTTGCCCTGAGGGTCAGCGAAGCGTGCCCACGGCTTGAAATTCGGGAACTGCTTTTTGTACTCGTTCTCTTTCTGGATGACCAAATCGCCCAGTTTGTCATTACCGATTTCAGCAATGTAGATTTCGTCAAAGCAGACCAGAGTTCCTTCTTTGATGCGAATGGTCATGGGCTCATCCGGCTCATCTGGCTGATTCCACGCCAAGGCTTCAACTTCATGCCTAAGGAGTTGATACCAGTGAACAGAATGAGGGTTAGTGCCCCCGAAATCCACACTAGTGAATATAGGTCCATTATCAGGGTCGGGCGTGTAGTCCCTAACTAAGTGCCTGTCATCCTGCCAGTTGGGCACGTAGTGATGGCGCATCTCGGGCTTAGCGCAAAGCTGCTGAACCTCGAAAGTCTCTTTGTCATTCTCCGTGAACTGCTTGATCACATCAGTGAAAGGCTGCCAGCCACGTGAGCGGTGGAAGTCGCCCCCGCAGACATCCTTGAGGTAACGAGTCTGTCCGTTCTCCCATTGGCCCTTAGCGACCTTGTTGCAGTCACAGGCTTGATCTTCAGGTAAGTCTGGGCGCGCAACCTGGCAACCAGGATTCTGCGCTGCACTCTCCTTGAGGCAGTGCTGATAAAGCACGCGAGGAGGCTTCAGGCCAGCTTGCTTGGCCTCCTCAATCTCGTCAATCAGCTTCTGCATGCGCCCGTTAGGCCCTTTGCGTGTTGAAGTGTATATATCTTGTGGGCGTACAACACGTCCATTGCCTAGACGTTTCCCGCTAGTCATGTTGCGTGATTCTGAATATGTATCTTCACGCATTAGCTCTACTTCGTCAGCGTGTGCAAGCTGTGGATGAGGTCCGTTTACAGATTCTGGCGTACTTCCTAATATGCGTGCAATAGACCCATTAGAGAATGTAGTTTCTCTCATCATAGACGCTTTTATTTCTGGACGCTTGTTGCCTTCTTTATCATATATCCAGTTCTTCATATGAGAATATGCGATCAAGGATTGGGCCTCAATAGCAGCAAAGGTTACACTCTCCATACCAGGCTTGAACATACTGTTTACCCAGTGTATAACAGCCATAGAAAAAGTTTTCCCGCCTGCGCGATTAGCTAAAAGCATTGCAGAGTCTACACGTTCAAAGTATATGTCTGCAATAAAGTTGAAAGGAGGATTATGGTTCTCGCATACAGCGGTGCGAGAAACGTCAATGCCTAGATTTTCCACGATCCATGCATGAAGTTCATCGTCAGTCTGTGGCCCGGCTAGCTTGAGTTGCTGCTCAAGCTGCTGCTGAGCAGTGAACATATCGCGCAGTTCCTGGTCACTAAGGCCGTCAAGGAACTTCGACATCTCCTCCGGCGAACTAGGGACGCCTTTGGGACTAGTACTCATTCCGGCTTCTCCAACACGCAATCGTCTAGTGCTTCCCATACGCCTCTGCGAAGGTAGCCGTGCCACCGCCGACCGTCGCCAGTGGTGACGAGGATGGATGGGCTCACGGTGATCGTCCCGTCCTCATGCTCGGTCACGTCGTGGTTGATGAGGTTGCCGCCGAAGCCAGCCGGGGTGCGGCACATCCACATGCCGTCGGGCCAACGCCAGTAGTCGCCTGCGCGCGCCTCGGGGCGATGGTGCTCCGTGCTGTCGGGGAGCCTCATGCGTCACGCTCGATTGGCCGCGAGCCCCGCTGGCCGCAGAACGCACACCGCGTGTGGCGTCTCCCGCCGCATGAGGAATTAGTGGGCACCATCCAGTGCTGGCACTTCTCCTGAAGCGTCGCTTCTCGCTCCACACCGATGCGCTGGGCGACCAACAGCTTGGGGGCGCTCATGTCGATCCTTCCGCTGAAGCGATTTCTTCCGCACGCTGTTGACGGATTTCAGCGTACCTTTGCTCGCAATCCCCACACATCAAGAAGCCCTCCTTACGCTTGGCTTCGTGAAGTTTCCAGCCTTCACTGAGGAGATCACGGCGTGAGTAACCTGACATCTCTTGCCCGCAGGAATCACATGTAGACAAGTTCATGCGGCCTCGCCTTCTTCAACCACTTCGGCATCGGGGACTTCCTCTTCGCTGCCATTCTGCGCAGCTAGCTGGCTCTGAATCATGGTGGCTGTGGGGTTGTCCCCGGTCAGCTTGGAAGTAAGCATTTCCAGTAGTTCCTCACGGGAATGTTGCTTCGACTGATGCTCGACTTCCTGGAGTGAGATTTTAGTTTCCTCCCTCTCGACCCCGATCCACGCCTCAGCGGCCTTGAGGCGGATACTGATTGGCTGATTGGGGTGGATGGCGTCCTTGAAAACCTGTGTGATGTAGTTAGCAGTGGGGTCATCCTGGGCCGCTTCAGCCACCCTGCTGCCAATACGCTGCTTCTTAGGGCGACCACCTCGCTTTCCAAACCCGACACCGCCCAACTTGCCCTCGGCGTGCCGTTCCTTGGCAAGACGAGACAACTTTTCCCGTGCCTCAGGGGAAAGATTAGGCTTTTTTCTTTCGTCACGGGCCATTCAGTACAAGTCTATCAAGCTTATGGACGAAAGCTAATGGCCCAACTCGGGATACAGCTCCCAGAGAAGAGTGGTCCCTTCGTTCAGCAAACATTTGTCCACGGTTTGCAGAGGTACATATTCGATATCTCTTATGGTGCCGGTTTTACGCTTCTCAAAGCCCTCGACGTACCTACGCAGAGTCCTTTCTGAAACCCGACACTCCTTAGCTAACAGGCCAAGACCGCGACGAGACACATCTTCCAGACTCACTTGACGGATTGAAGAAATGCCATCTGCAAGGTATTCCTGCTTGGCAAACGCCTCAGAGCGTTGGATAATCCAGTCTCTGAACGGACTAACAGGCAGCACCGGATCGCTGGAATGTCTAGTCCTTGCCATAGAGCACCGGCAGCACATCCTCGCGCGACAGTTCCACGCAGACTCGATCCACAGCGCCCAGCTCCATCACGCCCTGTTGGCGGGCACGTAGCAGAGCACGCTGTGTGCTGTGGCTAAGACACCCAGGCTCCGAAAATCCGCCGTTGCCACCTTTAGTCCCCCATATGCTGTCTTCCAGAGAATCAATCCATTCCAACAGGGGTTGAGCATCCAGCATGACCCTGGTTTCCGCCCCACTTTTCGGCATCCTGCCTCTCTCTGGCACACCCATCTCACGCCTCTTAGCTGCTGACCACTCACGGGCGTACTCGCGCTGTTGGTCACGTCTGCGCTGCCTATTACCAGGCTGCTCGATCCACTCCTGATAACGCACTCTCTTGCGCCTGAGTATTTCCTCGCGGCCCACGCCACCTAGTTCACGAGGCTTGCCTATCCCCTGTAACTCACGCCCGTGTTTCTCTGCTGAGCGTATGCGGCTGTCTATGCGTTGACACGTTATACAACGGGATTGCAACTGCGCAGGCCAGGTCTTGGATTCATCCCCCCAGACCTTCACGTAGAATTCCGTGTGGCACAACCAGCGCGGCCCTTTGTGTAGTTGACTGGTACAGAATCTCCTGGTCCGCATCAGCGCCTCTCTGCTAGCTGCGGCCCGGCCAGGGCCATAGCCAAAGCGTCGCTCTGATCGTCGCCGCCCTTGTCCACGTGACGCCATTCAAAGTCTGGATAACGACGTTTCATTTCTCGAAATACCTCCTCTTTGGGCGCGTTGCCCTTGCCCATCACGATTTTCCTAGCCTCCGAAACCTTGTGGAGAATGAGAATCCTGTGTGCTCGCTTCACTTCGTAAGACGCGACGGCTTCAAAGCGCACAAGCGCTCGAAATGTCTGCGGATTGCGATGAGGACCACATTCCTCAATGACTACCAGATCAGGCCGTAGAAAAGTCAGAATGGACCGCACCTGATCCCCCCACTGAATCAACTTTGTCATCTGGGAATCGTTCGTCTTGCCTTTCCAGACATCCAGAAGTTCAGGCACACCATCGACTACCAGGGCGATCCCGGACTTGGAACTACTGGGATCAAGCCCTAGAACTCGCACTACCTACTCAATCAGTTCCCAGGACCACTGAATGATTTCCCAGAAGATGTGCAGCAGGGCCGGTAGAAATACCGACACCACTGCAAGAGCAGCCAGTAGAACAATCAGGGCCTGCAAGCCGGACATACCTTCCTCGGGCTCGCTCGTGGCCTCGTGGTCGTATGGGCTACCAACCGGAGTGTCTTCAAACTTCATGCCTATCTCCTAGCTCGATTGTGTTCGTTGTCGCGCATTGATTCCAAGCGGCTCATGGATTCCACGATCTTGTGGTACCCATCCCTTTCCTGACGGGCCTGGTGTGCC